CCGTCATGTCGTAGGACGCAGTAGCCGGACCAGTTGCGCCCACACTGTTGACGGAAGCCCCGCTTTTGCTCGCCGAAATCGACAAGCTGATAGTGATCTCGTTTGCCATAAATTATCCCCATCGAGGAACGCTGCCTGAACCGTTTCCGCGAGCCGACGGTTTGACCGCCATCGTGACGCCATTGGTCGTCGTGCTTACCGAGACGCTGGCACTGTCACGCGGTTGGATCGTGCGCAGATACTCAACGAGCTGATTGAATGCTCGTCGAAGCTCAGGCTCCAAACCCTGTTCGGAAACTTTGTTTGGAATCCTCATTGGATCAGTCGGTAGATGCCTTGCAGAGCGGATCCTTCAGGCCATGCGTTCCAACTACCAAATCTCCATCCAAGGTTTTCGGTGACCTTAAGCGCGCTTCGTTCCCGCTGATAGCTGAAGTCCTGACGCGATAGATACCAACCCCAGACAAAACCCTCAGGCAAAGTCTCAGCAGGATCCAGTGGGACGCGCTCGGACAATGGGGAAATGATGCCAAAGTCACGCAGCAACGCTGCCCTCGTGTAGACCAGACCCTGCGTCACGACCCGGTGAGGTGTGCCAGTGTAGGTCAGTGAATACGTGCGGTTGCGGTTAAGCACCGGCATTCCACGCGGGTAAGTGTCGATGCCTTGGGAAAGCAGATTGTAGATGTACCAACCAACCGGGTATTGGGTCTGGTCGAGCGGGTAAGACTCACCTCCGCGTGCCGCCTCCTCAATGTCTGATCGGTACTGCGCTTTGCTGACGTAGCCTTGGGCCTCCTCAACGGCGCGGTCCATCGAGAACAGGCTTACCTGATACTCCTCCTGCGAGATGGACCAAGTGTCAAAAGTGGTCTCAGCCGCCGCCGGTTGCGTTGGGTCACGGACGAATGATGCAATAAGGCGCGAGACCGGACCGCTGTTGTCTACCGTTGTCCTGGCTCCAGCCGCCTGCATGTCTGCGGCCTGCGTCGCAATGCCTGCGGCGGTTCCCTCGTAAGTGTATTCCCACGTGTTTCCGTTGCCTTGGTCAAAGACTGGGCGCGTCGAGACCAGCGTGATGCCGGATGCGAGAAACGATGGTGAGCCTTGAGTGTATGCGCTCATTGATCGACGTTCTTAGCGAGGATCTCGAAGGTTCTAATGTTGGCTCGCGCAGCCTCAAGGATTAGCGCGTTTTGGTCTTGAGGCATTGGATTGGCGCGATTCCCAGGCAGCGGCAACGCAGAATATTTGCGCCCTTCCTCAGACTGCATCCCTAGCAGGCTCATTGATTCCAGTTCCAACCTCTTCCTGAAGTCGATTTCACCGCGTGAGTACATGCCGCCAATTTCGTTTTGGCGCTCTCTGTTCTGACTGTTGAACATGTTGAGCACTCCGGTAGCACCTTGAGCCAAAGTTGCCATGAGCGGAGCGCCTGCAATCTTCATCTGCCGAATTGCCTCCTCTTGCTTTTTGATCGCGCTGTCGATGGCGTCGAGCTGCTCTTGATCAATTAGCTTGATTGGACCGAGCCTCTGAAGCTCTTCCATCGTCAGCTTCAATCCAGTCACCTTTTTCCCAACCAGCTCAAACGCGGCTGCATTCTCCTGCGCTCCACGTGAGGATGCGTCGATTGCAGCTTTGAGGATTTCAATCCCGGATCCTTTTGACGGATCAATCCCAAGCAGCGCAAAGATTCCAACCGCACGCTTATCTCCGGTCATTGCCTGCGCTCGCATCTGCTCAATGCGCTGGAATGCGGTGACGACGCTGCCAAAGTTCTGCCCAGCTTCTGCGGATGCTTTTTGCAACCGTTGCACCTCGTCCGTCGACACGCCGAGCAATTCGGACATGTCCTTGATTTCGTCGACGATGTTCTTGAGGTCGCCAAAATAGGACTTTGCCGCCGAGACAGTGAACATGCCAGCAAGCGCGCCTTTGATGCTGTCGTTCTCACGCTTCAGGCTCTCCGAGATTCCTTTGCCGAGACCAGACGCGGACGACTGCGCACGCTTGACCCCGGCCTGAAAGTCCGTCGTGTCCAGTCCCAGCTTGGCGAGAAATGTGAAAATGGCCATGTCAGTTCCTCTTGGAATACTCCTCGCACATGCGCAGGTAATCGCGTTGCCGATCGCTGACGAACTCGACCGCACCGCTTGCTTCAAGCCTTGCGGCCACGATAAGCGACAACGTCCGCAAAGGCATCACCAAGGCGTCTTGATAGCTGATACCCGCCTCCAGTGCCTGAGAAAGCCTATTGAGCCACCATGGGGCGGCTAGCTCGGTCTTTCGGCCTTTGCTGTCCGTGGCCCAAGTCTCAGGAAGTTGGATTTGCGACCGCAGCCAATCCATGAACCGTTCCGCGTCGCCGTTAGGTGCCCAGAACTTGCCCCAGAGTTTGAACACCAGCGGGCACCATCGGGAGGACAACAAATCTCGCGACTTGCCAGCAGGCCACGCGCAAATGAACGCAGCCAGTGCAACGTCCCCAATGGTGACCAGTCCACCAGTCACCACAGGGGAATCGACCTCAGCAAGCAACAGCACATGAGCCAGCGTCACAGGCTCACGCAAGGTAAGCCCGAGAACGCGTGTCGGCTGGATGACTGTTGCCCAGTCCATTAGACAACGATTGCAGCGCCGCCGACGATGCCGGGGTAACGGCGCAAGGTGATGCTGCCGGTGCTGGTGCCGGTCGACGTGCGGCGGATGGTCATGCCAGGCATTGGGTGCCAGCGACTGGTCTCTGGAGCGGATCCGCCAGCGACGTTGATCGCGTCGGTGAAAGATCCCATCGAACGGACAGGCGCGCCTGAAATCACGATCGTCGAACCCGGCGGAAAACCGCGCTCCGCAAGAATCTGGTTAGCCTCCGTTGACGCTGAGAAAACCAAATCGCACGAGAGTTCCAAATACTCACCGTGAACGGTGTGGGAATCGTAGTCGCCGTTTCCGAGACGCGTGTTTGAGGTCTCGTAGTTATGCGTCAGCGTGAATCCGTCGACCGTGGGCATAACAAACCCAGCGCCGAGCGATGTGTTGCTGGCGTTGTACACGGTGAAGCTGACAGGCGTCCTTGTCCCTGCTACTCCGCCGTATGTTCCAAATCCGTTAGCTGCACCTTGCGTTTGTGAGGCCATGTTTATCCTTTAGCTGATGTCGGACGGCGCTGCCGTCAGTTGAAACTCAAACCGAGTGACCCACTTGCGACCCATCTGGTCGAAGCTTTGATTCACGTTCCCACGACCGAATGCGGTGAAACCAGAATACGCACTCAGATCAGAAATGAATGAGTCGCCGTGAATCCAATCCGCGACCTCAGCCACGGATTGCAGATGATCATCTGGCGTGCTGTCGTCAGCCTGGTGCCTGACCTCGACAGAGACGGACACCTCAAAGTTGGCAATCTGCGGCGTGATCTGGGATGCCGTGCTTGCGTTGGCGATGATCGAAGGAAGCGGATTGCTGGCAGGCGATGCCGTTTCATCATCGTCCAGCGGACCGCGAGAAATCCCGGCGCGAATAGACGCTGGCCAAGTCCAAGCTTTCGCGTCCATTGCGTCGCGAAACGCAAACATGGTCTTGCTCAGGATGCTCACAGGTTAATCCCCTCCAGAAAGGATTTGATCGCCTCTTCGCGGGTGATGAAAACGCCATCCAATAGGCCAAGTCTGACACCCTGCTTTCCGCTCACGGCGCGACCGTCAAACACGTCAACGTCGACGTTGTCCCGGTATGTCGTGACCCATTCCGCGAAGTCGCTCCCGACCTCGGAAACCATGCTTTGGAAATGCGCGGCTTCAGCCTCCGACAACGCAGTGCCCGGATAACCTGCGGCCTTGAGCTCGCCGCTGCGGAAGACCTGCACCTTGATGCCGGACTGATCCAGCATTGACGAGTAGTCGTAGAACGCGAGGACGCATCCAACGGATCCGACGACCGAGGACGGCGTGGCATAGATCACGTCCGCGCTCGCAGTGATCCAATAGGCAGCGCTGCAAAGCTCGCCTTCGGTCCATACCATGAGAGGTTTGGAAATGCGCGCAATACGCTCGGCTGCCTCAGGCGTGCCGTTGACGGTTCCGCCTGGACTGTCCATTTCGACGATGATGGCGGTGACGTTAGCGTCTGCGTCCGCCTCTTCAATTTCTTCGGCAAGCTCGTCCAGATCGCAGCAGCCGAACCAACCGTCGACGTTGAGCGCGAGAACGCCACGGGCCTTGATCACCGCAACCGACATTTCCATGCCCGTCATTTCATCCTCGAACTCAATCAATTCGTAAGGAGGCGTGGAAATCGGCTCGTCTTGGCATTTCTTCGGGCGCAGCGCCTCGACAGCCTCGGACGTGACCTCTGGGCGAATCGCGAAAATCTTGTGTTGGCTCACGGTGTTACCTCCTGCGTCTGATCGGTTGGCGTTTGAGCCGTCCCAGAGTTCGTATTGATCGCCTTCACTTCGTCAGTCGAAATGCCAGCCTCAGCGCACTTTTCGCGGAAACGAATAGCAAAAGCGATTTGCTGATCCATTACGTGCTCCCAGTCGTTGCCAATTTGCGCGGCCTCGATCTGCGGAGAAGATAACCCGCGCTCCATGCGAATCTCAGAGACCTGCGCTGCGTATTTGGCGTCTGCCGTGATATTGGCTGCGCCTTGGTAGCGCCACCGGTACCAATCATCAGACGGAGGCAGCATCCCCTCCTTGATAGCCTTTGCAATGCGCCACGAGTCAACCGAACGAGCCAGCGGAAACAGGCATTGGCTGCGCATCATGCCGACATGACGATTGATGCGCTCAACCACAACCCGCATGGCAGCGCCACCAACCTTGGACGGATCTAGGAAGTAGTCGATTGACCATCCCATCCCTGCCATGGCTTGACGGATGATGGAATCGGCAAACTGCTGTTGCGCGGGAGTGGGTCGATCAGCCTTGAGCGCCTCCAACTTGCCTCCGGTTCCGCTGCGGAAGTATTGGATCTCGCCGCCGCGCATTGAATGCATGGCGAGATTTGCGTCTGGGTTGGTCTCGGTCGAATCCTCGCCAAGCAGGCTTTCCGCAGTCGCCGGAGGAAGTCCGGTTTCGTTGGTCTCTGCCAGGACGATCGAAGCCGCAAGCTTCTGCGCAATCAGCTCAAAGCGCCGAACTTCGTCAACGTCTTGGAAGTCCGTCATGGCGCATCCAAGTGCCGAAAATCCGCGCACTTGGTCGGCGTACCGAGGCAGGAATCGCACCTTCATATCGACGGCGCTGATGTCTTGATACGTCGTCCTTGCGTCGTCGTAAACCCGGTAAGCGAGCGGTCGGCCCACGTCATTGACGATCACTCCGTCAACGATTCGATAGCCTTCCCAAGGCGAGTCGGAGCCAGCGGTTCCAACTCCATTGTCTCGGATGCGATGCGCTGGGATCGTCTGCAAAAGAGGGTATCCACCAGCGCCCTCGGTAAAGATAACGCCTACGTCTCCGTCGCGGATGATGTGCAGCATCCACAGGCGTTGCAGAGTCTGCATCGGGTACAGGTCCCCGCGCACGTCGCAGAGTCGGTCGTGATCCTCCAGCCATTGTTCCGCCAGCATCCCCCACTCGGAGTCAGATCCGGCAAACTGCGGCGTGAGTTCGCCAGATACAATTGCGGCCTGATCGTCGACGGATCCAGCCACCAGCGAGTTGTTGGCGTAAAGCCAGCGCCCCATTGACATCAGCAACAGGCGATCTGTGCCGCTGTACAGATTAGCCGAGTCGCGATCGAATCCAGTGCGAGCCCTACGTTGCTGCGAGCCAATGGCGGCAGTGCTGATCCGGGTCGGCATTAGCCGCCCGAACTGGTCAAAAAGTCTGACGGGTTGCGTGGCCATTAGACAGCAGCACCCATGACCGCCACCGATCTAGTCGGAGGAATCTGGGAAAGCGGATACAGATCCGGGTTGATGGCGAACAGTGCCTTTTGCACCAAGACAAACCGCTGGAATGGTCCCATCTGGATGATGGATGAAGCCTGAACGTCGCCAGCGGACGAGGATTGCAATTGCGATCCAGACAGCATCTCAGTCTGGATGCTCCTGCGAGCAGCCAGCAACTCCGCCTCAGTCAGTCCGACGAACGGGTTGAACGCCACACCTTGATGGCTAACCGCAACACCGCTACGCGACGCCCTTTGCCATTGCAGCGAAAACTTGCATCCGTGCCACGTCCCATGCGTGGGGCTCACATCCAACTTGCTCCCACGTTTCCGGTTCTCCCGGCTTCTTTCGGATCTTCATCATGCTGTTGAGCTGGTCCGTGTAGTCCTGTTCTACCTTCGTCATTGGCTCGACCTTGGGCTCGACCCATAGACCGGAGTCACGCAGCGCTTGCAGACGGTCAGCGGTAGATGGTTTGGAGATGAAAAAGGCCAAAGCCTTTTTGCCTTTGCTGGTCAGCCCGTTGGAGTCTGGGTCGCCCCACCAAGACAGGCTCCACGGTTTCTCCACCCACGTCGGCGCTTTGCCAGGCTCCGCAACCTTATGCTTCCACGCCCTGCGAGCGTCACCACGGATGCAGACCCAATCGTAATTTGCCGCCCACGTGTAGACCATGCGAGCATTCCAAGCCGCGTCGATGATCACGCATCGCGGCTTGATGTTCATCGCGATCCTCAGCGCCTCAATCTCCTCCGGCGTTTTGACCTGCCCCCAATGCAGTCGGCGGCTTTCCCCGGTCTTAGCCCATGCGCGAGCCATGACGTGGAAGTGACCGTGCTGCGTGTCAACTGCCATGAACCGGAAAGCCTCGTCTGGCCATTCCTCCGAAGCTGACATTTCGACTCGTTGCAACGGGTTTTCCGATTCGGCAACGGTCCGCTCGTTGGCGAACTCCGCCAGTTGCTTCTGGGTGAAGTCTACCAAAGGCTTCCAATTGCCGCGCTTGGATTGGACTCGAGCAGCCAGAAACAGCGCGACCAGATCACGCCACTGGGCGCAAATGACATCGTTCCAATGGTATGAATGCGACTCCGAGGACCCGCCCTCGACGCGAGTGTATCGACCTAGGGCATTCCATCGGCCTTGCGTCTGCTTGCACTCTTTGTGTTCGTGCCCGCAGAACTGGCAGACGTAACGCGTCGACGCTTTGGCGCCCTCGATGTCGTAGGATCCGTCTGCCCTTTTGTCGGCTGCGAATACGATCCCGTAGCGGCTGCTGTCGTCGTGCTTGCCCGAAAAAACAGGTCGCTGATAGACGCCGCATGCGTCGCACGGGACTTCCCACTCGTGGACGGTCCCGGCTGTGTATTGCTGCCACCATTCGCCGCCAGTCTCTCCGCCTTGGGAGATGCCGAGGAACTTGTCGGACTGATTGCGCCTGAAGTCTCCAAGACGCGTCTTTGCCTGACCAAGTCGCCCATGAGGCCAAAGCCAAAGCTCGTCGCCGATGAGGTAGCGATAGCCCCGCGCTTGCAGATTGCCGAATGCGGGACCCTTGACGTGTACCGGGTAGCCATTGGCCAGTTGGATCTCGGTAGATCGGTCCTTGTGCCGGTTCTCCGGCAGCAGCGACTGGACGGCCTCGCACGCGTGCAGAATTGGCATCAGGCGCGTTTCGCAGTGCAACCGGGCCTGATCATCCACTGCGAACACCCAAAGCAACGGACCGGGGTCCTGGGCGATTGCCCACGGCGCAAATACGTCCGCTATCAGAGTCTTTCCGGTCCGAGGAGGAGCCAGAATGTTGACCTCTCGCACGCGGTCGGATTTGAGCGAATCCAACGGAGCGATGAAGTGACGCGAGATCGACGGATCAAACTTGCCAGAAAACGTCAGCGTTGGAGGCAACGTCACATTGTCCGCCGCCCAATCTGAGATGGGCCTGCGGTCGGGCACCCACTGTATTCTCCGCCACTCTTCCGCCAGATCAATCACGCGCCAGTTATGGCTTCGTCGGCAGCTTGCGCAAGCTTGTCCGCAAGGTGCTTCTCCATCTCAATCCGCTCGTCCCGGAATGCGCGTGTGGCAGCAGCTGTGTAAATGGCGTTGACCCGTTCCAATTGGTCATCAGCAATGCCAATCGACAAATTCATCCACGCCTCCGTCTTCGGACCAGAAAATCCCGGCTTTGCCGTCCAGACTTGAAACTTTGCGCCTCTGTGTCTCGCCACGTTTCCGGTTCCCTCAAGCCCTCCGTATTCGCGCACCAGTCGCATGAACGCGGCATTGCCGGAAATCTGCTTACCCTTGGACTTCTTAGACGAGCCGCCAAACTGCGTGAAGTGCCCTTGAAACTTTCTGATGGCTCCAATCAATCCCGATTTGAGGTAGCCCACTGAGCCAATAGACTTGCGCCTAAGCGAGGCGGCAGCCTTGGCCATTCGGGCTCCGTAAAGTCCCTTTGAACCTTCTCCCTCAGTTGGCATCTTTGCTCTGCGAGCCTGGGCGATCAGATGAACACGCCGAAGCTGTCGTGCTCTGCCTACGGCTTTGCCGGTCTTTTTGTCCATGCGCCGATCGCCTATCGGCTGGTTTAGGTAGGCGCGAATCTCATCCCGCTTCTGCTGCACACGATGCGGAGGGATCAGAACAAACATCCGCATCAAAAGAAATGCCATGCGCGCATTTACAGCCACGGACATTTCGCGACTGGTCGTCACCAGCCAGCGCTTCATCACCTCGTTGAACCTCTCCGTCTCAATTGTGAGTTCGGCTCTCACGCGTTGGCATCAGCACACATCAGGATGATGTACACGTTGTCAGGCGAAAACGCAGTCTTCACGATTCTGCGGGTCGATCCCTGATAGGCGATTGTCTTGCCGGTGACCGGAGTCGGACGGTCGTTATCCATGGTGTAGAGTTCGGAATCCATGGTGATCAATGTCGAGTCGACCGTCAGGAACTCTTCGCGATCAACAAACAGCGTCAGTGACACCGTCATGTCGTAGCCTCCGTCGGCCACAATTGATCCCACGCCGAGCGTATTAGGCACACACGGGACCGGCAGCGACTTCCATGTAAAAGTCGGCGATTCCAGAAGCGTTCGCAGGCTCGAAAGACCTGCCCTTGTCATGTTGGCAATGCTCATCGCATCAGCTTGTAGACTGCTTCCTTTTCGGCCATGGAAAACCACTCAGGCACAATGCCTGAATCCGCAGCGTCAATAAGCTGCTGCGCGGTCGCCCTAGCGGATCTTCCCAAGAATGGAGTCGAGCGCTTCAAGGGCTCGGACTGCGTTGGTTCCGCTGGAAGCTTGGCCGAGGGATCCGACGGTGGCGGATTGCTGTCCCTCGGTTTGCTGGGCCTTGAAATTCGCGAGATCCGATTTGCTCGTGAAGATCGTTCGACTCGAGGCACGCGTGGTGATCTTGGTGTACGATCCGTCCGGGAGTTGTCGCTCATCGGTTTGGGTAGTGTTGAATGATGCGCAGCCAGCCATAGCAAGCGCGGCGATCAGTGCAATGCGTTTCATTTCTTGATGGTCTCAGTGTTGCCCGTCCTACGCTTAACGTCGTCCGCTGCGCCCTTGACGCCCTGGTGAATGCCGGTTGCGCCGAGGCCAGCGACAAATCCAGAGACGACGTTCAAAGCGTCCCAGCCGCACAGTGCAGGCACCAGCACAGCGCCAGCGACCGCAGCTAGCGTTGGGATGTAGGCGTTTGGAAACTTCGGCCAAGACTTGGCCAAAGCTCCAAGCCCTAGGCTTGCCGTGGTTGCCAGCGGGATAGCTTCAGCGAGTGTCATATTTTGCGATTCCGGTTTTGGCCTCGATCTTAATCAACCTGCGCTCGTGGTCCTCAAGCCGAGTGTTGAACGACTCCAGCTTGCGCTCAATGCTGGCGATGCTGCGCTTGATCTCAGACAGGTGATTGAACGTGGCCGCCAACCAAAACCCTCCAAATCCGACGCCGATCAGGATTGCCCATAGCAATCTGAGGGGAAGGTTTACCCGTGTGGTTTCATCAATCTGCGCTTCGCTCATGGCTCAAAGATTTGATGCGTTCCGAAA